CCCTCTTACCCTCTATAATAAAGAATAAAGATAAAAATAACAATAAATTACAAAGGGGGAGGGTTTGAAATCAACATCCCCAACCATCCCCCTCTATCCTGAAAGGAGATATTATGGATTTATTGAAACAGGCGGTTACGAACTTGAAGATTTTACAGGCAATCGAGATCCTCGAGTATGAGGATTCGAATCACCTGGCCCAGTCACCGAAAAAACGAAGCGAGGAAAAGCTCCGCATGATCGAGGAGACCCTGGTCATCATCGAGCGGCCGGCGTATGACCAGACGAACACCGGGCCCCGGTAAAGACAAAAAACAACATCTTGTGGTCTAACTGCTAAAAACTGATAAACTGAAAGCTGAAAACCCATGAACGTCCTTGATCTGGCATCAAAAAAGGTGAAGCTGAGAAAGGTTTCATCGACCAATGGCGGCGAATACCAGGGGCCCTGTCCCTCGTGTGGCGGCGACGACCGATTTCATGTCTGGCCGGCGAAGCGGGGCGGCTCGGGATCCTACTGGTGCCGCCAGTGTGAAAAGAATGGCGACAATATTCAATTCCTGATCGATTTCGAGGGGTATAACTTCAAAGATGCGTGCCTTAAATTGAAAATCACCATCCCCGACCGGCCTCACTTCTCCAGATCCGACAGGCGCGAGCATAAATTCGAGCCGTCAAACCCCGCCCCGCCGGAGGATCTCTGGCAGGAACGGGCGGAAAAGCTCGTCACCTGGGCCAATGAGAATCTGGCCGGGAATGCGGAGGTCCTCCAGTGGCTCGATGAACGCGGGATCACAAAAGAAACGGCGGCGGCGTTCCGCCTCGGGTGGAATCCCGGGGAGAAGGACGACAGGATGTACCGGGCTCGGAAAGCCTGGGGCCTCCCGGAACGACGAAACGCCAAGGGCCGCCCGAAAGCGCTCTGGATACCTCGGGGCCTGGTCATACCCACCGTCATCGACGGCACGGTCGTCCGGATCAGGATCCGGCGGCCAGATCCCGAGGCCGACCCGCGGTATTACTTTTTCCCGGGGTCGTCACTGGCAACGACTGTCCTGGGACCGGACCGCCGGGCCTTCGCCGTCACCGAATCCGATCTCGATGCCATCCTCATTTACGCCCGATGCCCCCTGGTGGGAGCGATCCCCCTGGGAAGCGTATCGGCGAAACCGGACGAGGCGGCGTTCCGGATCCTCGAGTCGGCCCTCAAGATCCTCGTCTGTGTCGATTTTGACAAGGCCGGACACCAGGCGACGCAATGGTGGGAGAAACAATTCAGCGAGGCCGTCCACTGGCCCGTTACCGTCGGGAAAGATCCCGGCGATGCATTCAAGATGGGGATGGACGTTGAGGGGTGGATCAGAGCGGGGCTCCCGCCGGTTATGACGATTGAACGCGAACCGACGAACCGGACGGCCACAGAACCATCGGAACAACCGCAAAAAAAGACGGCCCCGGATCCGGAGCAGGAAAAAACGGCACCGGGCCACGAAACCCCGGTCGAAATTCCCGCGGCAGTCTACGAACTGGAGGCACTCCTCAAGCGAAATCCCGCCGTGGTCATCATCCACACGGCCCGAAGGTATTCTGTTCTCCGGAACGGGAAGTACGTCGGCGGCCGGATCGGCCGGCTCGCGTTCTCCGAGGAGGTCCGAGAGTATCTCATGTTTCAACACCCCGACGAAGAAATTACCGGGGACAACCTGATCATGCGGGAGGAGGCAAATCAAGGATGCCTGATAAAACAGTAGTCAGAAGAAAGGAAAACAGATGCCAGAACAAAAACTGCAATTGAAAGAAGTCATCGAGATCCGTTCGGAACTAGCCGCGATCGTGCGGCATCAGATTGAACGCCTTGAGGAGAAGGAAACCGACCCTGACAAGATGAACGTTGCCAACGGGAGGCCGTATTGAATGATTGAAGTTAAATGTGCCTACGATGAAATGGTGCCAATAGGGGACGTAAAACCGAACCCACGGAACCCCAATACCCACCCCAAGAGGCAGATCGAACTCCTGGCGAGGATTATTCAGTACCAGGGGTGGCGGGCGCCGATCACAGTAAGCAGGCTATCCGGATTAATTACCCGGGGGCACGGCCGCCTGCAGGCGGCGCAATTATCGGAATGCCGGGAGATACCCGTCGATTACCAGGACTACGATGACGAGGCCCAGGAGTGGGCCGACGTGATCGCCGACAACAAAATCGCGGAACTCGCCGAGTTCGACGATTCGATACTGCAGACCCTGTTAGCGGAACTCGACAACGCGGAATTCGACACGCGGTTCACCGGGTTTGAAGATGCGGAGATTGAAAAGCTCATGAAAGATGTCCGGCTCAAGTCGGGCCTGACCGATCCCGACGCGATTCCGGAGGTCGATCCGAAGGCCCCGGCGACGACCCGCCCGGGCGATCTCTGGATCCTCGGGTCGCATCGTTTGTTGTGCGGCGATGCCGAAAATCGGGAAGCATACGAGCAGTTAATGGGGGACGAGCGGGCGGCTATGTTTTTCGCCGACCCGCCCTACAACGTCAATTATGTCGGCGGGACCATGGAAAAACTCACAATCAAAAATGACAATTTGAAAAACGATCGGTTTTATTCTCTCCTCTACAATGCGTTCAAGAACGCCTGGGAATATACCATTGCTGGCGGCGGGTTCTATGTGTTTCATTCCGATGGCGAATGGCGGAATTTCAGATCTGCCATCGAGGATGCCCGGTGGCTCCTCAAGGGATGCCTCATCTGGGTGAAGAATCAATTTGTTATAGGGCGTGGCGATTATCATTTCCGTCATGAACCGATCCTGTACGGCTGGAAACCGGGCGCCGCCCACCGCTGGCATGGTGGGCGGGACAAGCAGTCGGTGTACGAGGACACCATGCCTATCGTCATTGATCGGCACCAGGACGGCTCCGCGACGATAACCTTTGCGGCCAGGGACCAGATTGTCATTATAAACGTGCCGGCCTTCGAGGTTGCATTCGAGGGCGGCGACGAGCTTACGTCGGTGTGGTGGGAAAACAAACCCCTTCGGAACGAAGATCATCCCACCATAAAACCAGTGGCCCTGATCGAGCGGGGGATCATCAATTCATCCCGCCGGGGAGAGGCCGTACTGGATAATTTTGGAGGAGCAGGCACCTCAATAATCGCCTGCGAACGAACAAATCGCCGCTGTAGAATGCTCGAGATCGACGAATACTATTGCGATATTACTGTGCGACGCTGGGAAGAATATACTGGGGAAAAGGCGATAAGATTGAATGACCGAACAAACTGATTTAAAGGCATTAATGGACAAACTCCAGAGCCGCGAAATGTCGGTTCTGGTCAATGCAAAAAACGAGGCCCAGAAAAAGGCGGCGAGCAACCCGACCGCCGAGAATGTTCGTGCCCTGGGGTACGTCAACAAGGCGATTGAAGATCTTGTTCGTCTATTACAGAAAGACGAGGATGGATTTAAAGTGTTTGAAAACATCCTGGCCGTAAAAAATTACCTGGACGGTGAGGGTTGGCAGATATCGCAATCCGCGCTCTACAAGCACAGACGGGAGGGCAAACTCGTGCCGGGATCTGACGGAAAATTCCATCAGAAAGCCGTGGACAAGTACGCCCGGACCTGGCTCAAGGTCAAGGCCACCGGGAAAACCGTCGCCACCGAACAGGAGGAACTCCAGACCGGGAAACTCCGGAAAGAAATGGACAAACTCGACGTCGGGATCGCACGAGAGCGGTTGAAACTCGAGGCCGAGCAGGGGAAATACATTCCTCGGTCCGAGGTCGAGATAGATCTGGCGGCCCGGGCGGGTGTCCTCGATGCGGGGTTGAACCACTGGATCCGGACGAACGCCGCCGACTGGATTGCCCTGGCCGGCGGGGACACGAATAAGGTGGGCGAGGTCATCACCGCCATGCTTGCCGGCAAGGATGACCTGATCAATCAGTATGCTTCGATGCGGGATTTCGTCGTCGAGTTCGGGGGCGAAGATGACGAGGAAGACGGTGAGGGGTGAAAAGTGGAAAAACTGCTTAATGTTCTACCGGTGATCATCATGGTTGAGTCATTTGCCGCCTCGATCCCCCTGGCCTGCGCCGGTCGATGGGGTAGCGCCCTTTATTGGTTCGCTGCGGGTCTGCTCAACTGTGCAGTGATCTACGGCATTAAAACACTCGGGTAAAAGCGACTTATGCACACAACTACCGTCCACATTCCCGCGAACACGCCTTGGTTGCCGCCGTCCCTCCGGGGTCTGCCGGGGCCCGTGGAGCATACCGTCCAGTTTTCAAAGGCGGAGCGGAAGGTCCTCCGGAAGCGGAAGAAGATCCGGCCGTCGGTCTGGGTGGAGAAGCACCGCGTAGTCACCGTGTCACGTCTCCCGGGCAAGTGGCGGAATATCGTCACGCCCTACGTGGCCGGCATCATGGACGCCTCGTTTTTTGATTCGGTCCGGGAGATCACCGTCATCGCCCCGCCCCAGTCGGCAAAGTCGGAGGCGATCATTAACTGTATCGGTTACGCCATCGACAGGGCCCCGGGGCCGGTGATCCTGGTCTATCCAGACGAGAACACGTCCGACACGAACAGCGAGGACCGGATCCAGACGATGATCACGTCGAGCCAACGCCTCCGGTCATACACGACGGGCCTCGCCGATGACCTGGCGAAAAAGAAGATCAAGCTCCAGCACATGCCGATCCATTTCGGATGGGCCCGGTCGGCGGCGTCGATTGCAAACCGTCCATGCCGCTACGCCGTGAGTGAGGAAGTGGACAAATACCCCCCCACGTCGGGCAAGCGGGAGACATCGCCGATCCTCCTGACGAAGGCGCGGCTCATCACGTACGAGGGCGAGGAGAAACACTGGATCGTCACCACGCCCACGATAAGGGAGGCCCCCGGGTGGACCTACTACCTGGCGGCCCAGGTCCGGTTCGAGTACGTGGTGAAATGTCCCGTGTGCGGCGATTTCCACTGCATGAAATTCGGATCGATCAAATGGCCCCGGGCGAAGGAGCCGGGACCGGATGGGGTCTATCATTCGATGGATCCCGCCACGATCGAGGCGGAGGATCTCGCCCGGTACGAGTGCCCTCGGTGCGGAGCCGAATGGAACGATCACGTCCGGGACCTTGCCGTCCGCGGCGGCCGGTGGCAGGATAAAGAGACCGGAATGGAACTGTATGAGTATCTCAAAACACACCGGCCGAAAAAGATCGCCTTTCAATACCCATCATGGATCAGTCCTTTCGTTCCCCTGTCAAAGCCGGCGGCGTCGTTTCTCAAGGGACAGACCGACCTCACCGAGTTCAAGGATTTTCACAACAAGCACGCGGCCAGACCGTGGCGGATGATCACTATCTCCAGCTCCGCCGACGAGATCCTCAAGGCCCGGTCTTTGGTGCCGGCCCAGACCGTCCCCGCAGAGGCGATCGCCCTCACGTGCGGCGTGGACGTTCAGAAATTCGGTTTTTGGTTTATAGTCCGTGCTTGGGCGGCGGAGATGACGAACTGGCTCATCCATTACGGATTTCTGATGACCTGGGAGAACGTGGAGGAACTCATTTTTAAAAACCGGTACCCCGTGATCGATTCGTCCCGGTCGATGGGGATCTGGCGGGCCGCCGTCGATACGGGCGGCGGAAAAAAATACGAGACCATGACCATGACGGAGGAGACCTACCTCTGGCTGATCAAGAACCGGGGCCGGGGCGGTGTGGCCACCTGGGGGACGAAGGGCGCAAGCGGCGCCCTGGCGGGAATGCTCTCATTGGGAAACGCCATCACGTCCACGCCGTCGGGGAAGAAGCTCACCGGCGGCCTCCGGATCCTCTCGATCGACACGGCAAAGGCAAAAGACCAGTTCCATTACCGCCTCGGCCTGGCCGCCCAGGGGCTCACAGGCGGGGCATACCTCCACGCTGGCACGGAGACGGACTACGTGAACCAGATCCTCGCCGAGGAAAAACAGACCGACGAGAAGGGCCGCGAGGAATGGGTCAATCCCCACAGCCGGCCGAATCACCTGTTCGATGCGGAGATCCTCGCCGCGTCATGTGCCGAGATGGAATTTCCCGGCGGTGGCCTCCGCCTCCTCGCCGAGGCGGCGCGGCGGAACCGGGATATGGAAGTGAATCAGGTGGCGGCGCACCGTGAGACCGACCCCGGGGCGGGTATCAGGAACCGGGGCCGCGACATGCTCGATCGCGTCCGGACACGCCGGCCGGGCTGGCTGGGGAGAAGATGAGGAAAATGGCCGTTAAAAAAAGCGACAAACTTTTGCTCTGCAAGGAAGAGATCAAAGATTATCTCGGCAACATCACCGATTATATGTTTCGGAAGTACATCAAGATGGGAATGCCGGCGCTCTTTGACGGCCGCGAATGGATCGCCCACACCGAAAACCTGGAGGAATGGTTCCGCAGCATTACCAGGATCCAGATAAAAGAGGGCATTGATAATATTTTGGAAGAAAACGAACAATAAAGAGGAAACAGACAGACAATGACCGCTAATAAATTGCCAGTCAATCATCTTTTTTTTATTGATATTGGCAAGATATGTTGAATCGTTGATTTCTTAATTTTGTTACATATAGCAAACGCATATCTTGAAATTTCTGGATTTCAACTGAAGACGGCAAATATGGAAAAATCTTGACAAATAATTCATTCCAAGTATTGTAAATGTCAAGTTCATTGAATTTGTAGCAATTAAGAACAATATCCCATTTATCATAAAGAAAGATGTAATTATGGGAGATTATATCACAAACAAACCCTGTTTCTCGAAATCAGAAATGGGGTTTTGTTTTTGTGAAGGAAAATATGGTTCCCACTTCCCATATTTTACCAACTTGGATTTTGGTCCTT